GAAATAATTTTGCGAAAACAAAGGAATGGTTGAGTGAAAAGGTAGCACAGCAGCAGCAAGATGTACCATTGGTTGTTGTAAAAGCAACAGAAGCATTTGCTAGGAGAGATAAGGCAAGTGATTTACTCATAGAAGCAGTTGCTTCTGTTAAAACTATAGCTGCTAGTGTTCCTACAGGCGGTAGATCAAAGCAAGCATTTAATGTTATGTTAGCTGATGGTTCTAAAGTTACTATGGACTTTACTACAAGAACCAATAAGGTGGGTGCAAACCATAAGTTAGGACAGTTCACTAACCTTGCGGTCAAGTTTAACAAGGTCAAACCAACTTAAGAACTGGCACATATGAGGTATAAAACAGCCTGTGGCTGCAGTATAATATGGGTATCAGAGACGATAGAGATGCCCAACAAACACCTTGAACATCCAGAAGATTCAATCCTTCAAGGACGTAAGGTTGCAATAGATGCTATCAAGGAACTGGTGACAGTTACTAGATTGTCTGTTAAGTGGGACGGTGCTCCCGCAATAGTGTTTGGAACTAACCCTGAGAATGGTAAGTTCTTTGTTGGTACTAAGTCAGTCTTTAATAAAAGAAAAATTAAAATCAATTATAGTCATGAGGACATTGATCAAAATCATCAAGGTACTGTCGGGGACATTCTTCGCCTGGCTTTTGATTACCTTCCTCGTATCAATCGTATTATCCAAGCTGATTGGATCGGTGTCGGTGGGGGCAGTGTTTATACCCCTAATACTATTCAGTATAGGTTTGCCACTCCGATTTCTCAACAAATTATTTTAGCACCTCATACAGAGTATACTGAACTTAGTCCTAATGCTGAAGGTAAGATAGGAGTTAGTCTTGAATCTACTCTCAATTGCTACTTTGTTGATACTAATAATGCTACAGTAGAACCACCTTTAGGATGGAGACATTTAGCAAAGATACTACCTACACTTATAGTTGCAAAGGTTCCACAATCCCGCACTGAAATAGCAAAACATATTAATTCATTTGTACGACAAGGTACTCTTCCGCATCCTCAGGAAATGTATGATACATTAGATGCTAAATATAAGGGAGAAGTCAATGTGAGTACCTTTAAGGTATGGCATAAAATCTTCCAACTGAAACAGCGTCTACTCGATGCGATTTTTGTAAATGGAAATGTTGAATGTTACATCGATGGTGAATCTTCTCAGCATGAGGGGTTCGTGACCGTTTCAAATAATCCGTACAAAATTGTAGATCGATTGACCTTTAGTAAAGCAAACTTTAACCTTAGTAAGAATTGGCAGAATGAAAAAGTTTAGTGCTTTCCTAACTGAAGCCGAAAGATCCTTCGCTTCAAAAGAAGCAGAGAAATTAAAACTTAAACATGTAGGGTATGGTAAGTATGCCGATATCAATGGCAACGTTACTCACTTGTCTAAGGATGGTAAACTAATAAAGGTTTCTGCCCAACAAGCAGCATCTGCAACACAGCAAAATGGAGGAGAAGAAACTGGAAGCGGCGAGGGTCAGGTCGATCAAGGTAGCATATCTGTTACATTTGGAAGATTTAATCCACCTACTGTTGGACATGAGAAACTTTTAAACAAGGTGTCTCAACAGGCAAAGTCTACTGGAGGAGAGTATAGAATATATCCGTCTAGATCTGAAGATCCTAAGAAGAATCCTCTTGATGCAGGAACTAAAATTGGATTTATGAAGCAAGCATATCCTGATCATGCTAATGCTATTCAAAACAATGAAGAGATGAGAACTATCTTTGATGTTCTTACTACTCTTGATGGTGAAGGATATAGTTCAGTAAATTTAGTAGTTGGTGGTGATAGAGTTAGTGAGTTTAATAGTCTTGCACAGAAATATAACGGAGATATATACACATTTGATGAGATCAATGTAGTTTCTGCGGGAGCAAGAGATCCAGATGGTGAAGGTGTGGAAGGTATGTCTGCATCTAAACTTCGTAAGGCAGCAGCAGAAGATGATTTTGATTCCTTTAAAAAGGGAATGTCAAAAAGTTTAGGTAAAGATGGTATGGAAAAGTTATACACAACTTTACGTCAAGCAATGCAAGTAGAAGAATTTGGTGACGATTTTGCTGAAGCATCATATTATTTGTATGAGATCGCACCTAAATTAGATCCAAGGGGTTTGCGTGAAGCATATTATGATAAAGGATTATATCCTGTAGGAGCTCTTGTAGAGAATGATAACACAGGGATAGTTTCTAAAGTTGTTAGTCGTGGTAGCAATTATGTCATCTCTATCGATGAGCGTGATGGTATCTATCGTTCTTGGTTGAAAGACTTAGTAGAAATAAATGACATTAAGTATTTTAATTGGAAACCTGCTGGTGAGGTTGGTACAGATCAACTTGACGATTATGTTAGAAAATTAACTCCAGGTGAATTCATTCGCAAGCTAAATAAAAGGGACAAGACTTCATCATAAAATGTTAGACACCAATAGATCACCTCTACCAGACATGACCGATGCGTATCGGGAAATATTGGAGAAGAGTAAAAAGGATAAAGAGCGTTGGCAAGACGACGATGGTGATGGTAAGTGGTATGAAAAAAGTGATGTAGATGGTAAGACATCTAAAAGAGAGAAGGAAGAGAAGAAGAAAAATCAGAAGGAAGAGAATGATGCTTAGTTTTAAAGCACTTAACGAGAAAAAAACTAAAGTTAAGATCAATCCTAATCTTAAGGATGTGATGGAGAAATCTTCTTGTGATTGTGAATGTGATACTCACGAATCTCATGACGAGTGTGGAGATGATTGTAATTGCAATCCAGTATCAGAAGCAAAGAAGAAAGATGATACATACTTAGAGACCGACTTTAAGAAACGCCTTAAAAATAATGAGAAGGCGAGAAAGGACATGATGAAAGGTCCGCAAATGAAAAACCCGCACTTGGAATCCTATGACAGTCAAGAAGAAGTTTCAGAAGAAAGCACAGAAGAGAGCACTGAAAATTCGATCTTGACCTTTAATAATTTCCAAGAAGCAACTCGTCTCAAGAAAGAGAAGGGTTACGACAAGGGTGGTAGTAAAGATAGAGCACTTAACTACGTTAAAACTAAGATCCGTAAGGAGATTGGTAAACCAGAAGGACAACGGAAGAAAGTTAAAGGTGCTAAGTCTGATGCTGGTACTGGAAAGTATAAGAGGAGAGCAGACGATAAGAAAGCATATGCTGCTAGAGCAAAGAAGGCAGGATTTAAATCCACTCAAAATTATACTGATGTCGTAGCACGATATGGTGGAGAAGATAACTATAAGAAAGGTAAAGGACTAGGTACATAAGGGTGCTATATAGAGTACCTATTCGGTACAAAATAATGATTAATTTTTTAATGCCCATTGCGATCAGTATCATCAACAAAGCAGTTGATAAGATACCTGATGATCTTGACTCTGTAATCAAAGACTTTCTAATTAAGTTGTTGAAGAAAGCAGCAGCTAAGACAGGAAATAAAGTGGATGATCAACTAGTAGATGCTCTACAGAAGGCATTGCTAGAAGGTTAATTATATAAATACTCATACAGAATATTTTCGGAGATAATTTACCATGCCATTATGGGGAAAATCCGCAGCTTCGGCCACTAACAAGCCCAAATGGCTGCCAGAAGACGAGAACTCAGATTACAATAAGGCAACTGTCTATGCCGATACTTCAGGTTGGGTGGTTGCACCTGGATCTAAGTCAACAGGTAATGACAATGCTAATGCTCAACCAGAAGTATTAGCATGTATAGGTGGTTTGTCAACAACTCTTGCTGCACCTACTGTAACCAAGATTCGTATTGTACAATCTTCTATTGCAGCTGGTAGCAGAACAATTACTGCTGAGATTACATGGGATGAGAAGGTAACAGTTGCTGGATCACCTCAAGTTGTAATCGCTAACGGTAACCAAGGTACAGGTAGTGGTCGTGGACCTCACACTCTTACCTATACTGCAACTGGTTCAACTGCAAACAGGAAGCGTTTCACAGTAGCATCACAAACTGTTGCTGAGGATGATGTACTAACACTAGGTGGATCAAACGTCTCACTTAATAGTGGTACAATTACTGATACAGCAGATGGTTCAACAGCAGCATCACTGGTACTCAGTGGTTTAACAGCAGTTACTTTAACAGTTTCAGCATAATAACATATGAAATTTGACGAACTTAATGAGGATACATTCCTCATGTTCGCCATTAAGCATTATGAAAATCCTCATTGTGTTACACGTGAGGATTTTGATGAAGATTTGAAACGCTTCAAATACTTGAAGCGTCTTCTTAAACGTTATCTTAGAGGTGGTCAATTTAGGACTCACCTAGTTATAAATCATCTTATCATCTTATATAATGTTTTTGGTGACGCAGCAACTCCTTTACTCTTTTATAAATTGGAAAAGGAATATTGGTCTATAATAAAAACAGTATTAATATATTTGAATAAATATCCTGTAGGGATGCTTCCTACATTGGAAATTGATTATGACATTACTCAGGAGCTTAATAAAATATGAACGAAGATGCACCAACAATGAGTACCGCCACTGCAGGTGGAGCAGGTTTTAGTGGCAAGGCAGCTGCTACTGGTCCTAATGCTGGTATTGACCCTGTTATGAACTTTAAGAAAAAAGTACAAAAGCGAAAGAAGGAAATGAAAGAGGCATACAATAAAAAGCAATGCCCTAGTGGACCTAGCAAATTATATCAATATAAAGTATCACTTCCTGAGGTTGGTGAGACTATAGTATATGCTAATTCCGTTAATGAATTAACGCAGAAGATACGTCTTCTTATTAATCCTCGTTATAGGGGTGATGTTAAGATAGAAAGAATTATGCGTGGTGATGCTGGTAAGTTTTTTATGAATAAGCGTAGCAAACATCTAGCAAATGTTAATGAGAATGAAGATGTGAAAATGAAACAGCAGATGGCAAATTCAAAAATTGCTATTGAGAAAAAGAAAATTCAATTGAAGAAACAGCAGTTACAAAAGCAACTTCAGATGAAGACACAGAGTCTGAAGAAGCAAGCACGTGCTGGAGCAGAGCAAGACGAAACTAGATAATGACTGATGTTAACACCGCTATTCTAGAACGCCTGGAGAAGGTGGTGCAAACTTTGCAAGAAAACTCTGTAAAGATGGGTCAGTTGCTTGCAGTTCATAATGAGAAGTTAGAGAAACAAGATAGAATTGATGGAGTGCTTTTTGAGAAGATGGATAGTCTTCACAGGGCACTTTCTCGTGAGACCGAACTAATAAAGAAGGGATGTGAAAGAGATATACGTAAAGTTGACGACAGACTCCGTGTCATGGAGAAGAAAATGTGGTCTATTTTTGGTGGTCTTGCTGTTATATCTTTCATCGTTAGTGTACCAGGTCAAGCACTCATCAAAAACTTGACAGCAGATCAACAAAGTAGTATGATAGAGGTTGAAATTACTAGGTCTATTGGGTGATTGATGCTCACTATGCGAATTTAGTTTCCTCAAGACTTGATAAATTTAAAAGAGTTAAGGAAGGTACATTCAACTTTCGATGTCCTTACTGTGGTGATTCACAGAAGTACAAGAACAAAGCACGAGGTTATCTCTTCACTATGAAGAGTGGTCTCGTTTTTAAATGCCATAACTGTGGTGTAGGTAGATCTTTTGGTAATTTTTTAAAGGAACAGGCTAATGATCTCTATGATGAATATATCATGGAGAGATATAAGAAAGGACTAACTGGTAAGGGACGTAATGTTTCTAATCCTAAACTTAGTTTTGAAAAACCAGTATTCAAAAAGCATGGAGAAGTACAAAAAGTTTCTGAACTAAATAAAAAACATCCAGCATATGAATATCTAGTAAAGCGTAATTTAGATACGTCTTTATTTTATTATACTGACAAGTTTTGTACTTGGGTTAATACACAAAAACCTACCTTT